GACTTTCTGGCGTAACCAGCTCGGGGTCGCGGCCCGATATCACCGACGTAGCTCGTAACCGGCGACGAAACAGCGGACCAACTTCGATGTTTCAACAGGAGACTGAATCGTGGCAAGCACGAATTTCGGCCTGCTGACGACTGAGCAGAAGACGGTCTGGGAACGTACGACCTGGAAGCAGGGGCGTAACGCGAACTTCTTCGAGCGGTTTGTTGGTGGGTCTGGCGCAATGGTTCATCGGGTCGATGAGTTGACTCAGGATGAACGAGGTACTCGGGCTGTTTTGACTCTGGTGGCGGATCTCGAAGGTGACGGTGTCGTTGGTGACAACGAGCTGGAAGGCAACGAGGAAGCGATCAAGGCGTACGACAAGGTTATTAACATTGACCAGATGCGTCATGCCAACAAGTCGAAGGGCCGGATGGCAGAACAGGGTTCTGTGGTTCGGTTCCGAGAGCAGTCGCGGGATGTTCTGGGACATTGGGCTGGAGACCGTCTGACTCAGCTCATGTTTCTGACTCTTTCGGGAGTGCCGTACAACAAGACAACTGCGGATGGAACTCGAGTCGGGTCTCAGTTTCCTCAGCTAGCCTTTGCGGCGGATGTTGCGGCTCCGACGGCCAACCGGCATTTCCGGTTGGATGAGTCGTCGGGCAGTGTCACTCTGGAGGCAGGAGACACTTCGGCGGTTGCGGCGAACGACATTCCGACGTTCGACATGCTGACGTTGATGAAGGCCAAGGCTCAGGAGCAGCTCATCAAGCCGATTCGCGGCGAAGGTGACCTCGCTGGTCTGGAGACTTACTTCGTCTTCATGACGCCGCAAGGTATGGCCAAGCTCAAGATGGATAGCCGTTTCCATCAAGCGCTTCGGGACGCCATGCCACGTACGCCGAACAACCCGCTGTTTCGTGGGGCGAACGTGTACTTCATTGATGGCATGGCCATCTATGTACACAACCATGTTTATCACTCCTCGACCTGGGGAGTGGGCGGCGACGTACTCGGACAGGCGGTGCTGCTTACGGGGGCGCAGGCGATTGGATTCGCAGATATCGGTATCGGTAACTGGGTCGAGAAAGAGTTCGACTATGATGCCAAGCCGGGTATTGCGTACTCCAAGATCCTGGGGCTGCTCAAGCCGCAGTTCCGGTCCTCCGTCACGGGCACGGTCGAGGATTTCTCGGTAATCCGTGTCGACACGGCTATTTGAGGAGGACTGATCATGGCGACGGAAAATTTCGAGCTGAGTAAGGCTCAGCGCCAGAATGTCCTGGCAACGGCAGTTCGGTTTGCTGGATCGGATGTGGGAGCGGACTTCGCTGCTACGAGCGTCAAGTTCGAGGTTCCACCGAATGCGGTTCTGCTTCGGGGGAACTTGCTCGTGTTGACTGCGGATGGAGGTACGTCTCCAACCTACAATGTCGGAACGAGCGCAGACGAAGATGCGTATGGGCAGAACCTCGATATCGACGGTACTCCGGCGTCGGTTCCGCTTACTGGGATTCCAGCCAAGCTGGCAGAGGGGACTACCCTCGCTGTGTCCCATGGAACTGGTACGATTGCGGGGGATGGGGACTTCCTGCTCGTGTTGGAGTATGCCGTCGAAGGCCGAGGCAATGAGGTCTTCGGGTAAGAGAATGGCGTGGTAAGGGGTCGGAGTTACTGGGGGCGTTAGCGCCCCCTCTTTTTTTGGAGAATAGCAAATGGCAGAATCATCTACGCTTCCTTCTGGGTTCATTTACATGACTTCGGAACACTCCTTTCGGTTGACTGGTGATGGCCGAGTCCTACTTTTTGGATCGGAGAAGATCGTACCAGTGCCTAAGTCATTGCAAGCTGCAGCGCTCGCTCATGGGGCGTATCCGCTGGACGGAGAGCCGGCAGTAGCTACGAACGACGAACCTGATGTTCGCAAGGATCCATCCAGTGAGGAGTACCGAGCTGCGGTGCGTGTAGCGGCCGAGTCGCTTCTAACAAGTAATCAGCCCGCGGATTTCGGAGCGAACGGCAAGCCCTACGTCGAGGCATGGGAGCGCGAGCTTGGGTGGAAGCCGATCCAGAGTGTGCGAGATGCGATCTGGGACGAAGTGAGAGACGAGTTTCGCGCTAGCGGGGCCTGAAGATTTAGCGGGGCCTGAAGATTTAGCGGAGGTTGAATATGACCCTCGAACAGCTTTTCGAGCAATTCCGATCTGATGTGGATGATGTCCGCACTCCTTTTCTTTGGAGTGATGCAGATTTGGAGCGCTATTTCAATTGGGCGCTCGAAAAGCTGGCCGAGGACACTCGGTATTACCTGGATCGAGAGACGTACAGCGGTCTGACGATCACCGAGGGGCAGCCCAAGATCGCTGCTACCAGTGAGAACTTCCTTGGTCGCATTATTTTCATTCAGCGCGCTGTGCTTGGGTCTACAGGCCGGCAACTTGCGGTCAAGTCCATGAATCAGGCGGATGAAGCAGTATCGTGTGATGATGACTACGGCCATCGACACTCATTCAGCTCTACCGCCTGGGAAACGGATACCGGAGTTCCTCGTCTGATCATCACGGACTATTACGACGATGGGTCGCTGCGCATCGGCCCTGTTCCGAATGCCGACGACACGGTTTCCCTGTGGGCACATCGCCTTCCCCTTTCAGAGATCAGCTTTACTGCGAATAAGGAGGCGACACTCGAGGAATTGGTTCGGCTCCGGTCGCACAACCATGAGCTTGCTCTGCTTCAAGGCATGAAGTCACGAGCGTTTCTGAAGGACGACCCGGAAACGCATGATACGGCGATGGCTGATGATGCCTTACTTCGATTCGCTGCTGAACTGGTAGAGATCAAGCGGGAGGTCGAACGTCGACGTCGTCCTGCCGGTGTTGTTCGTTATGGAGGCTTGTGATGGCTTCTCGTAAGAACAGCAGCCGGGGAAATTTCACTGCGTTTCGCGGTCTCCAGAATGCACGAGGGCTGGACCAAGTCGAGTTTGGGGCGTTCTTCGAAACCGAAAACACGGATATCACGCGTAGCAACAAGCCAGTGCGGCGCCCTGGACGGACTCGGATTTTCTCAGGAGAAGTCCTGGATATCTGGGGAGACGGTACGGTGAGTCTGTTTTTGACCGCATCGGGGGAGCTCCGTCAGTTGTTTTCTGACGCTACATCGGCTGTGCTGCGCTCTGGGGTAACTGGGGCTGGTCGATTGGCGGCGGTTCGCGTGGCTAATACGGTGTACTGGGCCTATGGGACTCACCGAGGGGTGCTGGAAGAGGGGCGTGATCGGCCATTCGGACTCGATCAGGTGTTTCCTGCTGGAGTCGTTGAGCTTCCTGCTTCCCAACGGCTGGCTGCAGGCACATATCGGTATGCCTGGGCAGTTGTGACCGGGAATGGAGAGGAGGGTCCGATCGGGATTCGTGGCGCATTCGAGCTAACTGACCGTGGAGGGGTTGAGCTCGTTCCTCCGATCCCAGTTGACCCTCGAGCTACGCGAGTCCGTGCGTTCTTGACTGAGGTCGACGGAACTAACCTGTTTCGTCTCGGTGAAGTCGACGCCCCTACGAATACTACGGAACAGGGACAACGACGCATCGAAGCTATGCCCTTGCTGCAGGCAGTACGGCCTCAACGGGAAGACTTGGAACGACTCCCTCCCTTTGCCGACGCCCATATTTACAACGGTCGGCTCGTGGTGGCTTACCAGAACTTCGTGCTGTTTTCGGAGCGGTTTGACTACGAGTATTTCAATCCTGCTGAGATGTTCATCCCCTTCTCGAGTCGAGTGAATATCGTAGCTCCGGTGAAAGGAGGAGTGTTCGTAGGTACAGATACGGATCACTTCTTTTTGCGCGGGGACGATTTGGTTGGAGCAGCGCTGGATCACAAAGCGGATTATGGCGCTGTTCCTCGCACAGTGGATTATCTCGAGCAGAAGGAACATGGGTTTGAAGTGGCTGGCAGGGTAGCCGTTTGGACGGGCCATCGCGGTCCTGTGTTCGGACTACCCGGAGGGCAGATGGAAGATACTGGAGACGGAGTCATTTCGTTTCCTTCGAATGTAGTGCATGGAGCTGGTGCTGTACGTAAGCATAACGGCGATGTGCATTACGTAAGCGTGATTCGACACTCGGAGTAGGCACATGGCGATTCGTATTTCTAATGCTCTTCGTACTGCTGTGATGGTTACGGGGTCTGCGAAGAGCCGGTTGGACGGCGGGTTCCTCTATTTCTTTTCTGGTACGCAGCCGAATTCTGCGGAGGATGCCGCAGTCGGAACTTTGCTGGCCGTGGTTTCGATCGACGGGGCAGGAACGACTGGGCTGACATTTACGACCGGGGATAATCCGGGAGAAATGAAGAAGACCGTAGCGGAAGCATGGCAAGCCACAGGGCTTGCAGACGGCTCGGCTCGTTGGTGGCGGTTTCAGCGTCTGGATACGGATGAGGCGACAACCCGAGCAGCGGCTCTGGCTGCGGCTGGAGGGACCACGGAGCGCATGGATGGAAATATCGGCACTTCCGGAGCGGATCTGGTTGCTGCCAACATCTCCATCGCACTCAATGCGCCGCTGACGACCAGCAATCTGGTAATTCGGTTGCCTGCTAGCGTGAGCTGATTCCTGTGGGCTGGGATCCTACAAATAAATCGGCGGATGCGATTATTGAGTCTTCGGGCTCAGGGGTTGCTAACGACGAATTTCGAGAGGACGGAGTAGGAACTGGAGACTGGGCACAAGCGGTCTCCTCATTTACGCTGTCAGGAAAAGTCTACTTTGAGTGGACGGCGTTCAATGACGGCAGTGCTGATATCGAAGCTAATGTAGGCGTAGTAAATGAATCGTGGGATGAAACCAGCCAGTCCAAAGGAATTGGTAGGGATGCAGGAAACTCGTTAGCAAACTCGGTTTCAAAATCTGTATCGACTATAAATAGCAAGGTCAAAGATAACTCATTCACCAATTTCAGAACGGATGACCCAGGAGATGTTCAGGGGTCGGTCTTCATGCTTGCTTTCGATGTCGCTACAGGCGATATCTGGTTTGGTGAGGGCGGTACTTGGCACGAAGGAGATCCAGCAGCAGGAACCGGGGCTTCGCTGAATCTCACCGGAACTACGTTTCGTCTCGGAGCTTCGTTGTTTGATAACGAGGGGAACGGGGTTCGGGGGTTCTTTAACGCCAGTTCACAGACCCATACCCCTCCCACTGGGTTTAGTGCTCCTGAGTCAGATCCTGCTACCCCCCTCGCTCCCGCTAACCTGGAGCAGACTCAAGAAACCACCCAGTCCGTCCTCGATGCGGATCCGGATTTCCTGGCACCTGCAGCTCTCGAGCAGCTCCAAACACTGAGCCAGCCGTCGCTCGACCCCCGGATCTCCCCTGCAAATCTCGAGCAAGCCCAAGAAGCAACGCAGCCCGTCCTGTCTTTCACCGAGCTGCTGGCCGCGAACAACCTCGAACAGACACAGGAAACGACTCAGCCAGGGCTCGAGTTCACGCCGGTCAATTATTCTGGAACTGCGGTATTGCCTTGGCTGGTATCCGGTGCTGGGTCATTCATTGTCGGAACCGGGTACCAGGGAACTCCCGACCTCCCGGCAATCGATGCCGAGCTGTTCGATGGGTACCAGGGGAATGTCGGGCTTTCGCCAATCAGTGCGAGCGGAACTGCAGAATTCGGACTTCTGCTGAGCGGAACCTGGACACTGCCGGCTATCCGGGCAGTAGCTACAGGCGCAGTTGATGGGGACTTCGGGGGG